GGAGGTAATGCTACTCCTATTTCCCTTCTTCCCTTTAAGGCTTACAGTCTGATCTACAATGAGTATTATCGTGATCAGAATGTTGATCCTGAGTATGAAATTTTTGTAGATCAGTCAGGTAGGCAAGTTTTGAATAGTTCTGGAAGGTTTGGATTTTCTTTCCATTTCGACGTTCCTCGTCGTCGTTGGTTGAAGGATTATTTTACTTCGGCTCTTCCTACTCCTCAGCGCGGCCCGGATGTAATTTTGCCGATTGCTGGTCAGGCGAATGTTGTTTTGTCTGATACCAATAATGCCGGTCGCTTTGTTGCTCCAAATGGTGCTTCTATGGCTCCGCCTGATCGGTATGATGTTATTGCGAGTAACATTAATTCTGCTACTTCCGGTTATAGTATTTCTGCCGCGCCTTCAAAGACTGAATCGGGTTATTCTCTTACTTATGACCCGAATGGCTCTTTAAAGGCTGATCTTTCTACTGCTACTGCCGTTACTATCAATGATCTTCGTCGTGCTATTGCCCTGCAGAAGTTCTATGAGATCTCTGCGCGTGCAGGTTCTCGTTATAAGGAAACGATTATGGGTCATTTCCATGTGACTTCGAGTGATGCGCGTTTGCAACGTCCTGAGTATCTTGGTGGTGGTGTTTCTACTATTAATATTTCGGAGATTCCTCAGACTTCGGCGACCGGTTCCGCTTCTCCGCAAGGTAATCTTGCCGGCAAGGGTTTTGGCATCGGTCGTTCCAATCGGTCATCTTTCTTTGCTGAAGAGCATGGATATTTGATTGGTATTCTTTCGATTATTCCTGATGCTATTTATTATCAGGGTATCAATAAATCTTGGAATCGTTTGAATCAGGAAGATTACTATTGGCCGTCTTTTGCCCATCTTGGTGAGCAACCTATTTTGAAGTCTGAATTGTATGCTCCCTATGAAATTAATACTTTTTCTCAGCTTTTTGGCTATGCGCCTCGTTATGCTGAGTATAAGTATGCTCCGAGTACGATACATGGTCTTTTCCGTACTCAGTTGGCTAATTGGACTTTTGCTCGTAAACTCTCTGCGGCTAATCTTAATTCTGATTTTTTGCAGGTTCCGAATATCACTAATCCTTATGCAGTTCAGGATAATACGGATAAGTATTTGATTTGGATTTCTCATAAAATCGATGCTCTGCGGCCGATGCCTTTCTTTGGTACGCCGTCTATTTAGTTATGGGAAAGTTTCTTACACAGTGGGATTCATGTAGTCCCCAACTTCATGAGATTGGAGAAGAGGATACTGCTATTCCCGATCTGACTTATTCAATTACAGAAATGCGCCAAAAGTTCATTTTGGAGCAAGAGTTATTGAAGGCTTCTTCTAAACAGCCTCAGTATCTTTATCCCGGAGTGAACGAGGGCGAAGATGATCCATTCGAAAATGAAAATTATGCAGATGAAGCGTTTGATTCTCCCTCTGTGGAGATTCCTCGTGATAACGATTTGGTTGATATTGCTACCTTGGAGGCTTGTGTTGCTTCTGCTCGTGAGCGTATGCCGGCTCTTCGTGCTGCTAAGTTGGCAGCTGAAAAGGCGCAAGCATCGCAAGCGGCTGTTGCAGGCGACCCGTCCAGTATCTCCCCGGCACAGTCCTCTACTTCACAAGTTGAATCCTGAGGAATATGCGCAAGTAAAGGATTTGTACAGACTGTAAGAAAGGCCCCATTTGGGGCCTTTCTCGTATTATACTAATATAGAAAGCCTAGGCTGCGGCCGGCGAGTGAGGCCGCACAATTAACCGGCGTAGCCGGTAATCGACTTCGTGCGAAGCGCGCCAAGTCGTCACTCTCGCACCTTATTATACTTGTCTATAAGGTGCGGAGTGACACCATATCTGTGAGCACGTCGAGGCCGAAAGGCCGACATAACGCGCGCAACACCTTCCGCGCCTGTGTACGTGTGCGTGCGCGCGCGTTTCGCGTGTGCGCGTATATGTGCGCAGGCGCGACCTATTTTTTCCGCTTATGTACAAATGGAAATTTATTTTATTTTTCTATAGTGTTATTATAAATTATAATTCATTAGTTATTCTTCCGGAGTATAAGAGATGAAAGTTTTGTCCTTAAAGAAAATAATGATTCGCTCGATTCCGGATGTTTGCCGGACATCATTCATGATTCTAGTGTGATTCTGGGAGTCGCTCTGAGATTTTGACCCGGTTCCTGCTCGTGTGGTTGTACCCA